TGAACACTTAAAGATTCCGCATATTCTTTAGCATTTTTACTTGAACCAGATTCAGCCTCAGCATGTGTTTTAGCTGTCCATCCTCGTCTTAGAGTACCGTCATCTACAGGTGTTCTTCGAATTACTTTACCTAGTAACCTAGCTGCCAATTCTTTAGCTGCGGCCTCACAGAACCTTTCGAAATCACCCTGAGCTAACTTAACTAACTTTCGCTCAAATTCTTTGAGTTGTCTTAAATCAACACGGCCACCTCTACCCATTTATGCGTACTCCTTAAATAACTCTAGGACAATTTCTTGGTGGTCCATAAAGATACCAGGTTTGCCTGAGCGAGTGTATTCTTCGGTAACCTTATCTTGAGTGACAATGATTTTACATCCGGCAGGTATTTTGTATTCATTCCCTAATGATAATTTGATTTGTTCGGCAATAATAGCTGGACCACCTGAAGAAGAAGCGCTTGTTAACGCTTTATGTGATAGCTTACATTTAAGATTTTCATACAATGTTACTTCTTGTGGTTTCGTGATATGAGTTACAGGATCTTCTGCGTCTTGCCATGCCTTTACTGTACAACTGCCTCTCCAAAGCATTTCTAATGCCTTGCGTCTTGCACTTACCATGTCAGCACTCTGTAGCGAACAAAATCAACTTCATTGTGCCGTAGGTAGGCCATAAAGGCATTAAACTGAGCTTCTGGTGTTGTGTTAGCTTCGACAGCAAAAACGGTGTTTGTATCACCATCCTGTACTTGTTTTGCAACAACTCCGAAGTTCAATGTTTCTACATCCAGTAAGCCCATAGCTTTTTTAGTAAGCAAGAACTCTCCTACTACCATATCAATAGCTATTTCATTTAAACCCTTTGGGATCGATAATAAATTTGTTTGGCTATTAATGTGGTTAGTTGCCTTATCAATAGCATGCTTCAGTAACATATCGTCGGAACTACTCGGAGCGCTAGATAAGGCCACTCCAAGAGCAGATAGACGCATTACTGTATCTAAATACATACGAATCACTCGCTTTCAGACGTTTTACTTGCTTGTGTAGCTTTCTTCGGTTCTTCTAATCTTTCCATCGTTGATTCGTTTAAATGTTTTTCATCAATAGTGAATTCTTCACCAACTAAATAACGCTCTCCCTTATAACGTATAGGGAAAGCGCCTTTTTTCACTTTTACTTTAATGTTCGCCATTTCAAATAGCCTCCTTATGCAATTGGTTGCGCTTGGAATACATTTTGCGCTTCTGGGAATGATGGAATGGCTGTAGCTGCTGCTTTTGCCCATGTTGAAACAGGATCTTTCCCTTCTTCGTATACCATTCCAATTACCTTACCAATGGTAGTCATTTCTACGTCAGAACCTTCACGGATAAGGCGCGATTCTTCAGGAGTCGGACCATATAACGATTCGCCAAGTGGGCCATCACCAAACATTACGAATTTATTGTCTGGGAAGTAGCTCTTTGTTGTGTATGTGCCATCAGCGTTTTGTTCACGATATTTCGTGTTTGAATTTGATTCATATACAGCAATAGCAGGTAAGCCTTGTTGTGTAAAGAAAGCGTTTAAATCCGTTAGATTTGCCACACGAGCCGAACCAGCACCGTATAGATAACCAATAATCTTCGGATTACGTAAAATAAGAGCTGCAATTTTCTTGGATGTTAATGCACGCGTTGGTGTAATATCTAGCGCACCAGACCAACGTTCTAAATCACCTAAGATATCCTCAGTACCTGAACCCCATAGATCAGCTCCAGCAAGTGCTTCTTTATGATCTGCTGGTACTCCGTATCCAACTGTAAGGGTCTTTGACGTGCCATCTGCTGTATTCAAAGCTAATTTCAATTCACCTGTACTCAGTGCTTGCATACGCATTAGTTCAACGCTTGCACGAACATCATTGGCTGCTTTATCGATTAAATTAAATACTCGTTGCATCAAGTATTGTTGCTCCTGTGCTGTTCGTGGGAATTGCAATGCGATTAAATCCTTTTCAGTAATTTGGTACTTCTTCTTGATATAAGCAGCCTCTAGTACCTGTTTAGCAGCATCTAATGAGCCAATTTCTGCTTCAGTATCAAATGAGTGTACCTTTGCAATAACGGGTAGTTCATTCGCTCCTACGAGATACTCGAACTCTAGTGTGTTGTGTTTAACTTCTGGGAAAAGAGCTTCTCCCACACCATAGCTTTGATATTTTCGTTCCTTCATGTAATCTAATACTGTTTTCTGATCAAATAATTCTAAAATGTCTGGCATATTGTTTTCCCTCCAATTATCGGAATTTAATTTCTTTTAATGCTGTTTTAGCTGCTGCATCTGGAGCAGTAGGTAGACGATCCTCTAAAACGTAAGCTTCCACAATCAATGAACCTGGTTGTGGTCCACTTGACACATCGACGTCGGTATATAGGATACCTTCTGCGGTAGCATCATTTTTAGGTAAGATAGTTCCTGCCTTAACGATCTTCTTTCCATTTGCATCAGGAGTTACACTTACATCACTCACTAAATAGGTAAATGCCTGCACCTTAGATGACGCTAGGAAATTTACACGTTGAAATTTTTCAATTGATTTTACATATGGCATATATAGCCCTCCTTATTGTTTATCCCCATGGACCTTTACTTGCGTCACTTGAGCCTTTGTCATTCGCTATTTTTGCAAAGTTAGAACCTATGTCACTTGTATCTGTACCACCGTCTGCACCACCAGCTGGGTTCCACCCTCTAAATGTTGGTTGTTGCTTTTCTGGCACAAATAAAAAGGACTTTGATCCTTGCAACGATTTAAGTTGCTCATCAAGTCCTTTAGTGACTTTTCCATCTTCACTTAATTCAATTGTTGTTTTATCAATGAGGCCAGCTACTAAATCAACATCATGTACTTTGCTGTGTAACGACAGTTTCAGTGCTGCACTCATGCGTTCGTCTTTCAATTGCTGCTCATACTCCGTTTTGGCCGTTTCATTAGCTTGCTGCAAATCAGTAATTGTCTTTTGTAGCTCATCATTACCTTTTGCTTTGTCTTGCAAATCCTTCAACTGAATTTCGTGGTTTTTCACTTGATCTTCAAGAGTTTTCTTCGCCTTGTTGACCTCATCAAAGCGTTCTTTAGGAATCATTGTTCCATATTTACCAACAATAGCATCAGCTTGTTCCTCACTTAATCCCATTGCAATTAAATCTTCTTTTTTCACTTGTATTTCCTCCTAATTCGTTTTTTACAGGTAACGACCTGATAGGTTGTGATACTTGTTATTTTACGTCTGCAAGCTCGAAAAAGACGAAAATAGTTATGAAGGCTTTTTGATTTCTAATACCCCATACTGTTTTAATTCTTCTATATCATCTTCCGATAATGAACCGTTAATTGTTATTTGTGATGATTCATCTAGTTGTCGCTCTGCAGATTTAGAATAATACAAAACATTTTCATATGGTGCAAAAAACTCGCATCCTTCCGCTGTGTGAACACGTATTCCTTTTTCCTCTTCGACTACAGATACGATATTCTCAATCTCCATATCGTACTCACTTTTGAGTTTGATTTTAATGATTTTCATTACGCAACAAACCTCTCTTTCCACTTTATTTTTTCTTTTGAATCGACTTTCTACGCATCTTTAGTTCATCCCATTCTTCTGTATTACTGTACTTAACATCTTGGAAATCACTGAATGTTTTAATATTGAAATCTTTTCCTAGTAATGATTTATATTCATTAAACTGGATTTTATCGTTGACTAAATTGCGTTCTTTTTTCTTAGCAACAAGTATTTTATCTTTCCCATGTTTTTCAACCTGCGTTTGATACCATTCTTGGTATTTCATATTGCTTGGCACATAATACGTTTTCCCATCTAAATCACGAGCTATCCGTTGGCTGTAGTCATCTTCAAACCATGGAGCCGTTGTGGACCTGCATCTTGGATGAAATGGATTAGCAGTTATACCAGGTTCAAAGTCTGTCATCTTAAATACTTTGCCATCCATCGACTGACAGATGCTACTCGTTTTATGATCTAAAGTTGCAATTATTTCATAACGCTCTACATCAAGCTCACCAAACGCATCCTTTTGAGCAGACGCACTAAAAAACGCTGATTCAGTTAAAACTAGCCGAGCAGCGTTAGAACGTGAAGTATTCATTTTTCTAGCTATTGAACTAATCATACGGTCAGGTGACTCACCACGAGCCATCGATTGTATTAGTTCAGTATGCAGTGTATCAAGTAAGAGGTTACGATCACGCCATATCTTTTGACTGAACGTTTGACCATCAGCAGTCCATGGCTTGCTGATTACTTTAGTCAATAAGTTCTCGTCTAATGCCTGTAATGTAAAACCAATCTCGAAAGCCTTTTGTACCTCGAATGCAGTGTGATAGTACTGAGTTTGATATGCTTCTTTCATCAATTGCTCAAAGCCCTTAATTTGCCCACTATAGAGCTTTTCTACATGTTGCTGTAATTGTAACTGCAAACTCTCTAAACGGCTTATATGGACACGAGAGGAGGCGTTTTCGAGTTGTTTCATCCACTTTTGATTGATAGCATTCTTCTTGCCATAATCGATGTATTCATCAACAGTCCATCTAAACTCACGTAATTCATCACTTTTAAGGAGCTGCTTAGCTTCATCAAGACTGATTCCATTGTTT